TACACTAATGAAGAAAAACGGCAGATTGAAGAAGAAGAATTAGAACAGCTAATGAAAGAACAGCGTGGTGAGGTAGAAGCCGCAGAACCACAAGAAGCTGAACCTACTAGCGCAGAAGAAAAAACATTTAAGAAGCGTTACTCTGATCTTCGCCGCCATCAACAAAAGCAAGCCGAAGAGTTTAAGGCAGAACTAGCTGCAATGAAAAGCCAGCTTGAATCTGCCACTAAAAAAGAGATGAAGCTACCCAAGTCTGATGAGGACATTGAACAGTGGGCAGCAGACTACCCTGATGTAGCAGCTATCGTTGAAACAATCGCAATGAAGAAGGCACGTGAACAGTCTACCGCTTTGGAAGATCGCCTCAAAGTAATTGACGAAATGCAATACAGTGCTACAAAAGAAAAGGCTGAAGCAGCGTTGATGCAGATGCACCCTGACTTTGATGAGATTCGTGACAGTGACGCATTTCATAATTGGGCAGAAGAACAGCCTAAGTGGGTACAAGATGCACTATACGACAATGACAATGATGCACGTTCTGCTGCACGAGCCATTGATTTGTATAAAGCTGATATGGGTATTTCTAGTAAGAAACCTAAATCAGATAGAGATGCAGCTAAGTCTGTAAATACAAAGAATACACGTAGCAAACCTCAAGATGAAGGTAGTGCTACATACCTTAAAGAATCTGCAGTACAGAGAATGTCTCCTCAAGAATATGAGAAGAACTCTGATGAAATCATGGAAGCTATTCGTAGTGGTAAGTTCATTTACGATGTTTCTGGTTCTGCTAGATAAAAAAGTGTTGACAAATAGTTCTTTCTAAGTATAACTATAGTCAGATAAGTGTAACTGAGTTCGCTACTTAGTTACGCCTATAATCCGCAAACGACAAAAATCTTAAAGATTACCTGATTAACATGGCCTACTGATTACAGGGGCGGCCACCTTTGTATGAAGTACACCCTACGTTAGATAGCCTCTGCATAGAATTGTATTGTTTGCATCTGTAAAGCTAATTTAACAGGAGATGGAAATGGCTTTTACTTCCGCTGCTGGATACGGGAACCTACCTAATGGTAACTTTAGTCCAGTCATTTACTCCAAACAGGTGCAACTTGCTTTCCGCAAGGCCGCTGTTTGTGAGGCAATCACTAATAGTGATTACTTTGGCGAAATCGCCTCAATGGGTGATTCAGTTAAAATCATCAAAGAACCAGAAATCACAGTTAAGGCATATGAGCGTGGTACTACAATCACCCCTCAAGACCTTGATGATGAGGATTTCTCACTGACAATCGACAAAGCAAACTACTTTGCGTTTAAAGTCGATGACATCGAAGAGGCACATTCACACGTTAACTTCCAGTCTCTGGCAAGTGACCGTGCGGCTTACCGTCTCGCTGACCAGTTTGACCAAGACGTTCTTGGTTACTTGTCAGGTTACAAGCAATCTGCACTGCACGGCACACCAAACACAGTTAACACAACTGTAAATGGTACTAAAGCTGTTACTACTGCTGGTTCAGACGAACTCCTTGCTTCAATGAAGCTGGATGCATCTGACTTCAACGGTGGTAGTGCTGGTGACGCAATTGCAATCCTGCCACGTACTGGTTCAGGCGCAGCACCTACAAATGCAGGTGATGCAAACCCACTTCAGGTTATCGCACGTATGTCTCGTCTTCTTGACCAGCAAAACGTAGATACCCAAGGTCGTTGGTTAGTGGTTGACCCAGTGTTCATTGAAGTCTTGAAAGACGAAGATTCTCGTCTGTTCAATGCTGACTTCGGTGGTGCAGGTCTGATGAATGGTGTTGTTGCTAACAACATCCACGGCTTTACCGTGTACACTTCAAACAACCTACCACAAGTTGGTTCTGGTTCATCTTTCACAGGTGCAAACAGTGCAATCAACTTTGGTGTGATTGTTGCAGGTCATTCATCTGCTGTCGCAACTGCGGAACAGATTAATAAGACTGAGACATACCGTGACCCTGACAGCTTCGCTGACATTGTTCGTGGTATGCATTTGTACGGTCGCAAGATTCTTCGTCCTGAAGCACTTGTTAACGCCGCTTACCATTTGGCATAAGGGAGATTTGAAAAATGGCTAACATTACTACACTTCTCAAGGCTGCTTCTGGTAACTCACAGCGTGGTCGTAATGCCTTCATGGTAGAAAATACCATTGACATTGTAGCAACAACTATTGATCCATCTGCTGGTGATACAGTTCAAGCAATCACACTTCCTGCAGGATGCAAAGTTCTTGCTGCTGGTGTTGAGGTTGTTGAAAGCGCAACAATGAATACTGGTACTGATGCAACAGTTTCTCTTGGCTTCACTGGTGGTGACGTTGACGAGTTTGTTGCAACATTCGACATTGATGGTGCTGCTGACGGTGCATACGCACCGGAGATTGCCATTGACGGTACTACCGTAACTGCAACTGACGATACAATCGACTTGTTGTTCGCAGGTACTGGTGCATCTTTCACTGCAGGTAAACTTCGTGTTTACGCAGTAATGATGGATGTAAGTTCACAGGGTGATACTTCTGCACAAGAAGTTGACCGTGACGCACTTGCCTAAATAGTTGAGGGGGCAGGGCAACTTGCCCCTTCACTTTTTTCTTTTGAGGATTTCACATGGCATATGATTATCTTGGATTAACCAACGATGTGTTAAACAGAATGAATGAGGTAGAATTAACTTCCGCTACATTCACTTCTGCACGTGGATTTCAGATTCAATGTAAGAACGCAGTTAACGATGCCATCAATTATATTAACTCACGTGAGTTTGGCTGGCCTTTTAATCACCAATTATATTTTCAAAGACTAACAGCAAACCAATCTCGTTTTGCTATTCCAGCCAACACAAAGCATGTTGATTATGAAACATTTCGTTTAGTACGTGAGCCTGTTCTTGGCGTACCTAGCCGATCTTTGCGGCTAATGGATTATAAAGACTATGCAGATTATCATATTCAACAAGAAGACGATCAAGTTTTAGCTATAGCAAACGGGGGTATTCCTACTCACGTTTTTCGTGCGCCTAATGATGAATTTGGATTGTATCCATATCCTAGCTTAGATTTACAAATTAAATTTGATTATTATATAAAGAACGTACCTTTAGTAGCCGCTACAGACGTACCTACTATTCCAGAAATATATCGTCAGGTTGTAATTGATGGCTCTACTGCTTACGCTTATCAGTATCGTGGGGAAGCGCAACAGTACGGTATTAACTTTAGTCGTTTTGAAGAAGGCATTAAACAAATGCAATCAATCTTACTTAATAGAACGGACTATGTAAGATCAACTTATTTACCACACTCACAAAAGTATGGCATCAATGTAGCTGGATTTTAGGGGTTATAAATGGCAGATGAATCTGGCCTCAGTCCTTTTGTATTTGCCTGTCAAGGTGGTTTGGTACTAGACCAATCTACTTTTGTTATGCAGCCGGGCATGGCACTTGAACTAGAAAACTTTGAACCTGACGTACAGGGTGGCTATCGCCGGATTTCAGGTTATGACAAGTGGATTGCTGGGGCAGTACCATACACCGCTAGTGCTACTGAACCTGTCTTAATGACAGCGTATTATCAAGGTGACATACTAGCTGCACGTGGTGAAAAGATTTTCTCTTCTACTAATGATAGCACTACACTAGACGGTGCTGTGTTAGTAGGCGACACAACAATTACTGTACAGTCAACTACAGGATTCCCTGCCGCTGGTACAATCCTAATTGGTACGGAACAGATTACCTACACAGGTACTACCGCTACCACATTTACTGGCTGTACTCGTGGTGCTAACAGTACTACTGCAGCAGGTTATCCAACAGGTACAGCAGTCCTTGCCTTTTGGACAGAGATTGATACAGGCAGAACTGGCGCAACGAAGTATACATTCTTTCGGTATAACTTAGCTGGCTCTAATTATATCATATGGGCAGACGGTGCAAACAACGCATCTAAGTATGATGGGACTACAGTAACTGACTTAAATGCTACTGGCGCACCTGCTGACCCTAAGTTTGTAACAGGATTTAAGAATACTTTATTCTTTGCGGGTATGTCTAATAACCCAGAAGAAGTAATTTTTACAGCACCATATACTGATGATGACTTTTCTGTAGCCAATGGCG